CACATGACTGGACTCGATAACGGGGTTACCAAGTTCCAACAACGTGAGCCACATAATGTCTCTGGCTTGCCCCTGCGTTGGGGCTACATACCACACATTACCTCTGTCAGCCTGCAATGCCTCAACAATGAGCATCCATGCAGCTAACCTAGACTTTCCAGTTCTGCGACCAGCAGCGACCACCTTAAACCGGCTCTGGTCATTCCACACCTGTTGCTGCCAAGGCAATAACTTAATGTCCAGATTCATAATCTACGTCTTCTGCATCGATGGTCTGGTCTGCCTCTATCTTGGCATCTCCAACACCAGAGATGTTAATTGTGATGCCTGCCTTACTGGCAGAGCCGTGCTTTTCAAAATAAGACAAAGGCAACAATCTATCAGCACACATCTTTAACATCGCTGCTTGGTCTTTATCAGTAGGGTCCAAGGCTTTGTTAATAATCGTTTGGATGATCGTGTCACCCTTTGTGGTTAAGAGCCTCGCATGAAATTCTCTTATGCGTGCAGCTTCACCGGGAGGCCTTCCTAACACTGACCTCTTTTTCTTTGCCTCAATAGCAGCCTTCTTCGGACGACCTGCACCTCTAGGGTTCTTCTTAGGTAACACAGAAACCGTATTCTGTGTAGGCATAGAAGGGGCATCGGTGGAAGAAGACACAAGAACAATATCTTGGTCTTTTGTTTCCAAGTTTCTCTCCAATATAGATCAGCACAGAAAACACAAAACCTAAGGTTAGTTGTTAATGTATGTTTTTTTTAAGGCACAACCTAGTACTTGTTGTCTCAGTGCTATCAATATAGAGGACTATAGCACATTTTTGCTAATTTGTCAAGTCCTTTGTTGACTTTTCTGATCTAACTGTGTAATGCCTGCTCAGGCCTTCGCAATGCACAGATTCCAGCACTGATTTCATAGACCTTTATAGGTAGACCTAAGATAAGACTAAGTAATTGATTATATTGATCTTTATTGCTGGTTAATTATTGACCACTTATAAGTCTATTTTGCTCTTTTTTGTATCTGTGGTGGTTCAACAATATTATCTACATTGCCACTACCCCACCCCCCCTGTCATGTTAGTCAGTGCTTACTATGCAGCTATGTTGCTATGCAGCATGGCACAGTGTTTGCCTATGCAAGAATCATGCCAGGTCTGTGCCGGCTATGTTGCAGTGCAGTATATGGGGCGATGTTGCACCAATACCGAGCAACCCAGATACCAGGCAAGAACCATGCCATGTTGCAGCACAACATTGGTGCAAAATGCTGAGATGGCTTGTAGCTGTCTCTAAGGGTTTTCTCTAATGCCTATGATGCGGTGCAATAACTCAATAGAATCAAGTACTTAAGTAACCCTAAAGATTTTCAGGTATGATTCTCTCACATATATAGGTATAAGGACACGTTTTATAAGATCAATTTTATTAATCACTTAGGAGAGCACACCATGAATAGACTCACAGCAATAGACTTACAGAAAATGTCAGACAAGGCACAGATGCTGTACATTCAAGACTTGCTAGCTGACGCTGTAGCTTGCATCAAAGACTTAGCAGGCGAGCAGGTGAGATACGATTACGTTAACCACGTCTTAAACCATGCAAAGCAGGCTGTGCTAGACTTAGAACAGATCAACGAAGGGAAAATCTAAAATGACAACATTATCAATAGCAGCACCAATACGCAGCAAGGCTGCAGCAATCAAGATCACGGGCAGCTTAGGCAAGCCCTCTAAAATGCCTGGGCTGTCCTACGGTATCAGTGCTACCTTGTGCAAGGTAGGGGCAGCACTTTCCAAGATCAAGGGCAGCACCTGCGAAGGCTGCTATGCTCTCAAGGCTAACTATTCATACCCAAGTGTTAAGGCTGCTCATGCCAAGCGAGTCGCAGGCTTAAGTGATCCGCAATGGCCCGAAGCAATGATCTATTTAATCGGCAATTCAGGCGAGTCTTATTTCAGGTGGCACGATTCAGGTGATCTTCAGAGTTTTCAACATCTACTCAATATCGTTAAGATTGCAGAGGCATTGCCCAATGTGTCTTTTTGGCTGCCTACTCGTGAAAAGGGCTTAGTGAATCAATATCTAAGGGCTTTTCAGGCTTTCCCTGATAATCTTGTGGTTCGGGTATCGGCTGCAATGGTTGACGCTGCTGCGCCTTTAGGTTTTGATCATACTAGCACGGTTCACAATCAAGGCAAGGCCGAGGGTTATAGCTGCCCAGCACAGTCGCAGGGTAACAAATGCCAAGACTGCAGAGCCTGCTGGGATCGTACTGTTAAAAATGTATCTTATAATCAACATTGAAAGGAACCTAAAATGACTATGTTAGAATATGCAAGTATCGCTGTACTTTTGTTGGGCTGTGCCGGTGTTATCATGATTTTTAAACCATGGGATTTAGACTAAGGGGATTACAATGACTAACGAAAAGATTAAGGCCTATGCTTTATCGCTAGGTTATGAATTTAATGACGAGGACTGCAAGTACATAATCGACACATCTTATGAGGGTGAAACAGTCGAAAACGCTGTCAACGATTTTCTAGACGCTTTCGAGCGATAAGGGTATTACAATGAAACACAATCAATGCAGATCAGATCAGATCAACGGGAGCAGTCTACGGGGTTATGTTAACGCCACTTATGACGAATTGTGTCGCTGTTTTGGTGCGCCTACTGTATTCATAGGCGATAAGACCAATGCAGAATGGTTCATAGAATTTGAAGATGGCTCGGTCGCCACCGTCTACGATTGGAAACTCGATCACATACCGCTAGGGCCTTATCGATGGCATATCGGCGGCTTTGATGCCTACGCTGTTGCATCTGTCCACGAGGCCATGATAGAATCAAGATTGTCTAACTTTACAGAAAAGCAGAGGGCACTATGTTATTAACGAATAAAGAAGTGGTTGAGATTTTAGATGAAAGGCTAGACTATAGCGATTTTGGGAATTACTCAGGTAACGAAGACGATTTGATCGAATTTGCCTACCATATCGTCAAAGCAGAGGATGAGAAAAGGCTAAAGTTAGCCTATGAGAAAGATCGGCTTAGAGATGCCCATTTTAGCGAATCGATGACTGCTTTTGATGCCCTAACCATTAAAAAGGGGACATCCTAATGCGTTGCCGATCCTGCGATGAGGCATTGACTGATTATGAGACAACGATAAGGTCGTTGCACACTATGGAATATGTCTGTATGTGTAAACAGTGTCTGAAATCGATTAAAACCGACCTTTGTGCCGTTGGTAATGTTTCCCTGATGTCTGAGGCCGATGAAGTCGAGGAAGGCACAGAAGCCGATTTAGACCCCTTAGCGGGCATCGATGACTTTGAAGACGATCCTGCCGATGAACAATGGCGGGATAGATAGTTGGCACGATTCTTGCTATTAAAGACTATATTGATAAAACAGTCTATATTGAAAGAAGACTTTAATAAGTATTTAAAGACTTACAATATAGGTAACTATTTAGAAAGGTGGTAGTCAATGGAAAATGATGACTTAGAACGGATATATTGGTTTTGTGTTTCTGATTGTGTAGACCTATTAGCTCATGGCTCAACCGATATCAAGACCCTGCTCAATGATGTCTATGAGGCTTTGAAGCGCACTAAACCAGAGTCTGGCACTTGTGTCGCTTTGCTGGCTGTGCTGGATCAATTGGCAGAGGAAAGGGCTAGGATCAATGCAAATACAGTCTAAAAACAGGTTCGTTAGGCATACTGAATGCCCAGACTGTGGCTCTTCAGACGGCAGGGCAGTCTATTCAGATGACAGCACTTATTGTTTTGTGTGCCACAAAGCCTCTAAAACGCTCTCAGAGGGCTTCTCTGACCAAGGAGGGGGTAAGGTACTACCTATGACTCAGAAACCCGTTGTAGAGCCTCTAAAGGGCATTAGCGGTCAATTCCTCAGCATACCTGAGAGAGGTATCACCAAAGCTACCTGTGAGGCTTATGGTGTTAGACAAACAGGGACAGAACATTATTATCCCTACACTGATGACAGAGGTACTGAGGTGGCTTTCAAGGTCAGATCAGTGGCTGACAAGCAATTCCGAAGCCAAGGCAACATTAAAGAGGCTACCTTGTTCGGTCAGAATCGTTACCCTGCCGGCGGTAAATATCTGACCATCTGTGAGGGCGAATTAGATGCCCTAGCGGCTTTTCAGATGACAGGCTCGCTTTATCCTGTGGTTAGTATCAAGAATGGGGCACAGTCGGCTGTGAAGGACTGCCAAGCACAATTCGAGTACATCGACAGCTTCGAGACTGTGGTGCTCGCCTTTGATGCTGATGAACCTGGTCAGGAAGCAGCTCTAGCCGTTGCTGACCTATTCGGTTCTAAGGTCAAGATCATGAAAATGTCTAAGCCCTACAAGGATGCCTGCGACTATCTCAAGGACAACAAATCTGCGGACTTCGTTAAGGCATGGTGGGCAGCAGAGACCTATGTGCCTGATGGTATCGTTGCTGGCTCTGAGTTGTTTGAGTTGGTGATGCAGCCCTTGCCAAAGGCTCAGGCACACTATCCTTATGCCGGCCTAAACGGCATGACAGGCGGTATCAGACAGCAAGAGATGGTGGTGGTTACTGCCGGCTCTGGCCTTGGTAAGTCTCAGTTTATCAGGGAAGTGATATGGCAGTTGCTCTGTGAGACTAAGGACAATATCGGAATTATGTTTCTCGAAGAGTCGGTTAAGCGGACTGCCTTGTCTCTGATGTCATTGGCGATCAATAAGCCACTGCACCTAGCAGAGACTGAGGCAACAGAATCGGCTAAGAAAGAAGCATTTGATAAGACCCTTGGCTCTGATAGGCTTTTCTTTTATGACTGCTTTGGCTCTACTGCAATCGACAACATCATCAATCGGGTTCGATACTTTGCCAAAGGCTTGGACTGCAAGTACATTCTGCTAGACCATGTCTCTATCGTGGTGTCTGCTCAGGATCATGGAGATGAGCGCAAAGCTATTGATGAGATTATGACCAAGCTGCGTATGATTGTGCAAGAGACAGGCGTGGCCTTGTTTGTGGTGTCCCATCTTCGCAGGCCAGAGGGCAAAGGCCATGAAGAGGGTGCAGCCACTAGTCTGTCCCAATTAAGAGGTTCAGCAAGTATTGGACAATTGGCTGATATGGTGTTAGGATTGGAAAGGTCAGCACAGCATGAAGACCCAATCGAGAGGAATACGACCAGGGTCAGGGTTATTAAGAACCGCTACAGCGGAGAGACTGGTAAAGCCTGTGCCGTTCTCTACGACAAGCACACAGGTCGTATGAACGAGATCAACGAGGAGGCACTATGAACCAAGACTATCTTAAAGAACTATTTTCTTACGATGACGGCTGGCTTTATTGGAAAGTAGACAGGGGATTAAAGAGACTTACAGGCAAGAAAGCAGGAAGCATACAGAAGATAACAGGATATTGGCGTGTTAAAATTGATGGTAAAGAGTACTTGTTGCACCGGCTAATCTTTCTTTATCATCATGGATTCTTGCCTGAGTACCTAGACCACATCAACGGAAATCCATTAGATAATAGGATAGAAAACTTAAGGAAAGCCACTATCTCGCAAAACGGTTTTAATACTAGGAAGTATAAGAATAATAAAAGTGGTGTTAAGAATGTTTTTTGGTACTCACGAGCACAGAAGTGGATTGCAAGAATAAGAGTTAACGGCAAGAATGTTTTTCATCAGCAGTGCGACACAGTAGAAAAAGCAGAAGCACTGTTAAAAGAAGTTAGACATAAGTACCACGGCGAATTTGCTAATGACGGAAAAACTAAGGAGGCACTGTGACTAAAAAAGAATGTTGGCTTATTGATGAACCTGCACACTCCATAGACATATCGCAAGAACGTGTCGATGAAACCGCAAAACGTGAACATGAGGATTGGTATGGTCAAACACAGTGGCGGTGGGGATACGAGCGTGGATGGGATAATGCATGGGAGCAGGCAGAGGAACGGCAAAAGCGTGAATGGGTTGGGCTGACAGATGAGGAAAGGCAAGCAATTGCCAATGAAAAAACTTACTGGCATCAGATTGCCATTGCTATTGAAGCCAAACTAAAGGAGAAGAACACATGACATCCGCACTACTGATAGGTTGCTTTGCTTTTATATCATCAATACTGAAAGGCTTGAAATGACTGAATATTCTTATGACTATTGGAACGATGCAGACTACGATACTGTGGACTACACAGCCGTGGAGCAGCTAGAAGAGCGCATCAAAGACCTTGAAGAGGTCAACGAAGAGTTGACAGCACAGATCAAAGTTGCTGTTAAACTGGTTAGCAAGTTTAATCATCCTGAAGAATACGGGCACTTGCTCGATTCTGATGCAAAGCGTGATGTGATGGACTTTCTTAAAATCTATGGAGATTACCTAAAATGAAGTTAGAACTGGAGGTTGATACCTGTGTTGGACTGGGCGATAGTGGTAATGTTGAGTGTTTTATTTTTACTGATGACGGCAACGTTCCTGCTATAAGCATCGATAAGAAGCTGGAAGACTTGGTGCTAGAGTTTATTGACCTA